ATGGGCAACTGGAAAACTACGGTCAAGGTCGGCGATCTGGCAGACGACCAGAAGCTTGAATTGATATGCCGCAAGTGTAACCGCCTCGCCTATACGGATCGAACCATGCTCTGCCAAGGAAAAGACCGCTCGCAGCTTTATCTTGATGAAATCGAGAAAAAGGCACGTTGCAAAGGCCGGGGTTGCAATGGGCCGATGCGACTATCAATGGTGCGCCTGAAAGAGATGAGCGGCTTTGTTGGCGGTTTAGCATGAGCGGGTATGGCAGTGATAACGGTCGCGTTTCCAAGCCGGGGCGGTTTTTTGAGCATTGGTGTGATGCTGATGGCTGCAAGGCGTGGGGATCGTTTGGCTATAAGACAAAGTACGGGCAGCTCTGGTTTTGCCATGCACATAAGCAGGAAGGCGAAGACGCACTGGCTGGACGGCGCTGATTTCCGCGCTACCTCCTTTGAAAACAGGAGGACGACATGCTTGGACCGAAACAGCAGGGCGACTATCCAGACCGTGACATTGATTGTCAGGAAGCCGTTGCGCAAGGAATTGCGGACCTGATTGAGCAAGCGACCCTATCAGGCAGCTCAGAGCAGGACGCCGCCGCTGCCATTGCAGACACAGCTGTGCCCGGCGTACGGGATCTTATTGACGATGCGGTCGCAGCTGGATGGTCAGCCGAAGAGACGGCCAACGCGATTAAGATAGTGTCCGCTGGAATGTATCGTGGGTTCACCGGGACCGAGCCGGATGAATAGCGATTGACTTCTCTTGAGAATGAGAACATTTTAGGAACATTCGTTTTAAGAGGTATATAAAGAGATCCATGGCAATCAAGTTTACAAGCTCACCCGACCGTCAACCGGAACCCAAAGCGGGGAAAGGGAAAGCTTCTAAAAAGAAATCTGCTAACTCGTCGAAAGACAATGCGGAGCTCGATCTCAACACCGAGGGAAAGTGAATTGAATGGCAGCTGCTCGACTGATCGTGGTTGCGGCTTTTGATAAAAACGATGACGGCGAACTGATACCAGCATTTGACCCTATAGCCTTTGAAACAGAAGGCCGCGCGATGAAGTCAGCGCTTGCGCTGGAAGGCAAACATGCTGGGGTCGTAGCATGGAGCAGAGAGGCCGATCCTGACATTGGCGAATATGGACCTCCAGCCATTATTCTCCAATATGGCGAAATTCCCGATATGGAATGAGCCGGATACTCAAACGACAAAAGCCCCACCTAAGCGGGGCTTTTGTTATTTCTGAAACCAAGCGATCAGTTTCACAGTGTTTTCATAGAGAGACACAACTCCGATAAGGATCGCCAGTACGCCCAAAATAACCCACCTCATGAAACGTCCAATGGTGCGCATTGATCTGATCAGATCCAACCCGTGTTTCATCAGGTCGATATCTTCTTCTCTAAGCTGTGAGAGAAACTCGCGGGTTTCTTCGGGAAGCTCAATCATGCGGTCCGCAACCGGCGCTTCCGTATCCATTGGCATCACCTCATCACCTCGACCAGTTCATCATAAAAACCAGCACACCGATCTGTACGTGCGTTCTGACGGTCAAGCGCTTGTCGTTCCCGCTTGAGGATCGAGCGGATCTCTGCACCACTCGACAGCTGCGCATGCGCCTCCTTAGACCGACAATCGGCAGGATAAACAGGTAGGCTCACCCTACTCTGCGATTGCCCCTGTTTCGTCGCAGCCTCTCGCAGTAGTTTGTCACTGGCGCAAGAACTCAATATCACCATCACCAAGCAGGCAAGCCCGCCCCGCCTCAGCCAGCCGCTTTTCATAATCCGCTATCTCCCGTTCTGACTTTTCAAATTGCGCGGCTTCCGCTGTGCGAGCATTTCGCAGCTGCACCTGATAGGATTCAATGACGATCTGGTTTGCCTTGCGCTGCCGCATTTCCTCGGACAACTGCGCTTCGAGCGCCCATACCTGAAATTCAGGGACCAAACCTTTTTTTGCCTGCCCTTCGAACGCCGTGCCGACGTAAGGAATATCTTTGAGGATCGGTACGCCGTTGTAATAAACGGCAGAAAGCACGCAGCCGACTGCTATGCCTGCCCCAATTTTTAAACAATCCAGCAAGCCCAGCATTACTTCAGCCCCTCAAGGCATAGCTTGCGCTCATCTGCCCGTCTATTTACGAGGCCCTTCACAACGCGCCCACCTGCCTTATTAAACAAGAGGATAGCGTCACACGCGCCACGCAGATCCGCAGCATTTGCTTTGCGAACGACAGAGGAGCGACAAAAAGCGCCGGTACCGATGTTGTAAGAAAGAGAAACGAAACTGATATATGGCTGGATAGGTAGCGCGTCAGGCTTAGTCAGGCACTTGCGCATTCCTTGTTCAAATTCGACAAGCCTGTCAGCCAGCATCTGATCACACTGGGCTTTACTAAACTTCATTCCCGGCTTGATGTTTCGGGTCTCGCCATAGCAAGCGGTCCAAACACCGACAATGTCAGGATAACTTTTGAGACGTAGCCCCTCATAGCCGCCGACAAGAGCAATAGCCGCCGCACCTGCCATCGTCACACCGATACCAGCCTTTTTCAATCTACTCGCCATCACGAAAAGCCTTCTGAGAAACAAGGCGCATCACGAAAGCCGCCGCCGTTACAATGAGCGACAAGACCGCGAATATGCCTGTGGGGATTAGGTAAGCATCGCCGAGAAGCGGCAATGCGACTTCAATGCCGGTCAGAACACCGGCAAGCAGTATCAGGCGGACAGACCACGCCTTTCGCAAGACGTGCCGCCAGTTGGGCACAAGCTGCATGACAGCCTCTATTTTGAGATTGAGATAACCGCGATTTTCAGCTGATGAGTTTTCCCGTCATAAGCTGCATAATTCCAGCCAATCCAGCACCCGCATTGCTTGCCGAAAATCTTAAAGCGCGAGCGGTACGAAAAGTATGTGCGTCCCTTGACGTCATGCATGACACACTCGTAACGGGTATTAGGTTTTGACCAATCGAAGTTGCCCTTGATGAGCTCGTAACTTGCTACGAGGCCCGCTGTCGGAAACCCGAACACATGTGCGGCGAAACCATAGGCAGGGTTTCGCGCAATCCATTTCGTGCGCTGCCACCAGAGCTTGAAGCCAGCGACCTGCGGCCAGCCCAATTGGTGTTGCCCGCCGTCCAGATCGTCATCATGAGTGTGAAACAGCGAGAACGGATAAGGCAGGATTGTTCGTCGCGCCAAGACCGACCATAACGCCAGTGCGGGTGACAAGATCACGGCCAAGGCTTTGAAGGTAAGTAACAGCAGCCCGAAGATCACCCATTTGATAAAGGTGATCGGGTAATTCCCGATGATGTATTTCATTGTGATCTCGATTGTTTGGTTGCTGTGCGACGCTAAGCGCGACCAATACCCCAGCCCATAGGAGAGCCGCCCGTAGCAGGCGTCGAAGCAGCTGGAGCCTGCGGCTTAGGTGCAGGAACTTCAGGAGTCTTCGGGCTGTTTTTATTGGTTTTTGGCGACGAAGACTTTTTCTTATCTTTCGACTTCGATGTGTCCGCGACCGGCTTAAGTTTGGCCTCGATGTCGGTCGTATAGCCGGACTTAGAAATCTTATGCGTTGCCGTCTCGATGATAAATTCCATCCCGTCAATTTCCGGCCGCACGTCCTTATAGCTGAAAGGCGCACCTGCACGAATTGATGGATCACCGAAAACCGTCACGAATGTTTTGACCGTTTCAGACTTAAGGCTTTCAGCCTTAGACTTTGCAGCTTTCTTTGCTTCCGTTTCGGTGGCAAAGTTTTCCTTCAGATTGTAATCGGCACTGCCCTCATCGTCGCTATCTTCCTCGACCTCAACAGTCTCAGCAGTGGCACGATTGCGCGTTTTCGCACGGACTTTCTTGATCTTTTTGCGATAGGCAAAGTTAATACGACATGTGCCCTGCACGATCTCATGGGGGCCGACAATGACAGGCGTCAGGTTTTTGCCGGTCGCAGACTTGCCGCTACCGCGCTTCGCAAATACAAGCTTGCCATCTTTGACCGAGAACAATGCGCCGTGGATCCGTGCGAGGCGCTCGCAGACGTGCATGTCGCTTTCGTCTTGCTGTCCAAACCATTCATACCTATGCGCTGAAACCTCGTCATCGATGACAGGCTGCAAACCATTTTCGGAAGCAATCTGCTGCAAGATATCTGCGACAGTCTTGTCATCCCAGTGACGAGACCGGCTTTGTTTGAACTTGTCGCGAACGTTCGCACCCCTGCCCCGGATATTCATGCCGTATGGCAGACAGCGAATTTCCGGATCATCGACAGTATAAGAACCAAAAGCCAGAATGCCTGTTTCCAGATAACCGAGCGACACTTCCAGCTTGTCGCCCTTCTTTGGGACCTCAGCAAAGGGATTGCCGTCGTTTACTTCGAAGTCGACAGAGTCAGATCCGACGCCCTCTTTGTCAGTTACCGTCAAAGAAATGAGGCGTTCATTCATTATGGACGCGACAGCTTTGCCGTTGACTTTTATTTCAAAGGCTGGAGTCTTCATTGTTGTTTCCACATCTTAGATGCACACAAACAAACGTAGGTGGCATACTAATAAAATAGTCCTCGGGGGGCTTATGAAAAAATCAATTATTATGATTGCCGCGACATCCGGAATGCTTGGCTTTAATACCCCAGCAATGTCGTCGAGCTTTCTTTGCTCAAGTTATGCCGAAAGTACAGAAGATGCTTTTACGAATGGGGGAGAGATAACAAGCAAAACTGATCACGGCCTCAATCAAGTTACGATGTTAGCTATCGGCGCTTATTTGGCAGTAAAAAAGATACCTTTTTCGAAGGCTGGAGCTACAATTCAAGGTGATGCTTTTAAGAATTTCTACAGTTACTGCTTGAAGCATCCGGATGAACTAGCTGTTGATGCAGCAGTTAACGCATCACTAAACGAAACTATCACACAATTGGATGCTGCCGACGTCGACAAGACACCGCCCACCAAGATTCCTGCAAAAATCACCGCTGATGAAATAGCCAAGGGCTTGTCTCGAAAGAAAACCGAACTTGAACAAGAGGCTTGGTGGGATGAGAAAATGGCTGGAAAAACATATCAATTAACTGGCAAGGTTACCGAAGTAGAAAAAGGTACTTTCTCCGGATATTGGGTCAATCTGGACATCGGAAAGAACATCATGGTTCGCTGCGGCATGTCCAGTGAATGGGAGGATGTCGTAAAAAAGATAAAAAAAGGGCAGCAATTTTCATGCACTGGTGAGGTTTCCAGTACATGGACTTCAGTATTTGGAATTACCTTCCGCGTCGACGCAGTTTAAGACCAGAGAGAAATAACTGCTTGACTATCATCTGCCCGGCTTAAATCGGGCAGATTTATTATCGTGCCTATCGGCAGTCGATGAGGCAATCCAGCGAGTCCAGGGTTCGCTTCCATGACCTGCTCGACATAGCCGCTTTCATCTCCATAGACTTTCCGGCAAATAGCATCGAGCATTTCACCCTGAATGGTTGTATAAATGCGGCTCATCAACATCACCCGAACAATGATTGGATAACAGATACCGGCGAGAAACTGCCGCCGGTGTAACGTTTAAGCTGGATGCGGAATACGTCCATACGCGGTTGTCCGAGATTGGTGTGATAAGTCTGATCTTCACTCACCCCCTCGACGATGTGCATGCCGTAGACGTTGCCTGCCAGCGTTATGAGTGGAAGCACCGTGCCCGATGAAGCGGCACCGCGCAGCCCTTCCAAAACAGCTAAGCCACCAAACTCGTGAGGAAAAAGGACACCTTCGATTGAAGTCGTATCCTCATCACCGCCCGTCCACTGTAGGCGGTTTAATCCGCCTACAGTGTTAATGCTTGCCCACTTTGTGGAAAGATCCCGCCGCAACCCTTTGTATCCAAAATTCAACGAGTGGAACATGAATGGACCGAGGCACATAGGTATCGCCATTACATTCCTCCGTCTGAATATGCGCCGCCTGTTGCAGCGCGGTACTGAGAGGCAAAAACACCCATCGCCTGATTTGCTATTTCTTGAGGTGATGCGTTAGTTGTTGCATTTACCGTTATATTTATCACTGGTGCAGGCTGCGGGTTTGTGACCCTCACCTCCTGTGTTCCTGACGGCACAGTAGTTACCGGTGTAGCAACCGTCACAGGCGGTGTACCAACCAAGAGCACATCAGCCGGACCTGACGTCCCGGCTTTAGTTTCGATAGCCATCGCCTCTTTGAATGACTTTGGCTTACCAAACGGATTATCAAAAAACGATGGACCATCAAATATACCGGGGACATTGTTTCTGAACGCGCTCGCACGACGCTGCTCGCCCGAAGTATAAAGCTGATCGTTTACTGTCCCCAAGCCCTTATTTATTGCCCACTGCCCCATGCCCGTCAAAAGTGCATCTATGAGCAACCCTTTACCTGCGCCCCCAAGGTTCGACCAGCTGAATGACCAAGGCTTCGGCCCGAGCAAAGAAGGCTTTCCGCCATTAGGTCCGGTAGGCCGTGATGAAGAGCGCGATGTCTCTGATGAACCCCACGGTTTTGTGTTTGACGACTTTGGAGGGGCTGGATTTCTCGGCTTAGATCCACCATGAGACGATGGCTTTGATTTTGGTAATCCGGGTATTTTACGTATCGTTTTCACTACATTGGCGAGGGGTCGGGAAATTGCTAGCAATCCACCGCCAATCAATGCCCAGTCTACCAGTGACAGCTTCGTTAAGTTATCAGCAAACTCTCCAAGGCTTTCCGACCCCTTAGCCGCATTGATGAGCGGTACTATTGCCGCCGCAACCAATCCTATTGTTCCGAACGGAGAGAATGCCAACCGCGTAATTCCGCGCCCCATCGTAATCATAGCTGCGCCTACTGCGGCAATCCCGATAGCGCTTATGACTGTTGTGGTGCCCGACATTTTGCTGATGGCATCAGAAACATGCCCCACAGCACCCATAATATCGCCCGCTCCGATATCTTTCGCGAAAGCTTTGAGATCTAACCCTATCTTACGGAAGTTATTCGAAAGCTTGGCTAGATCAGTCATGCGCTGATCGACCTGCGTGCCATCTCCCTTGAATGCCTCTCCGAACAGAATATCACCGAGATCATTAATCATCTCGCGCATGCCGCCAGTTCCGCCATAGCCGAAACCGCTCATCAGGCCATTGACTGCCATCTGGATATTGTCGATGACGCCAACACGCTTGTCGAGCGTGTCGACAACATCGCTCACACCAAGCGAAAATTCCTTCAGTGTAGGAAGCCAGCTTTCCCCATACTTGATGCCACGGGCGCGAAGCTTATTGCCAAGCAGGTCCAGCACATTCCCGGTGGTATCGGCGCGGATCACAAACTCCTGAAACGCAGACCCACTGTAATCCGCTTCTGTCGCCACCAAGCCAAGCTGACGGCGCAATTCGCGGGTGTCATTGATGAGCGGCATGAGCGCACGCGCTTCACGGCCAAAGATACCAATAGCCGCCGAAAGACGCTGATGCTCTGGCAATTTATTGATGCGTTCAAACACATCAAGCATCGTGCCGACAGAGTTCTTATTGAACGCCTTGCCGATCTTCTGAGAATTGACGCCGATATCTTTAAATGCGGCCTGCGTTCGCTTTGGCGCTTTTGCAGCGTCAGCCAAGGCCATACCCATGTTGCGGAAAGACGTTGCGGCAACTTCGGTTTCGCCACCAGCTGCAATCATCGCGCCACCAAAGGCGAGAGATTGCGTGGCAGTAAAGCCGAACATATCACCCTGCGCTGCAACACGCTTGGCAAAATCAACGAGGTTTGGTGCAGTCGCAGCCGTGTTATTACTCAGGTGATTGATCGCGTCAGCATAAAGGCCGATCTGATCGGTGCTGAAATTAAGCTGCGTTTTGATCTTCGCAAGCGATTCCGAAGTCTCGCGCTCCGATGTGTCCCACGCAACAGCGACCTTGGCGACCATTTCTGTGAATTTGCCAAGTTCCTGATAGGGAATGTTCGACTGCCCGGCAGCGGCAACAATCTCTGCGATACCTTCAGCCGAGGTCGGGATGACTTTCGACATTTCAAGGATTTCGCTTTTGAGAACGGATAGCTGCGCAGGCGTGCCGTCGACCACCTTGCGCACGTCGGCAAAGGCTTCCTCGAACTTCATAGCAGCGCCGACCGTGCCGCCGATGCCTTCACGCACGCCGACGTAACCTGCACCAATAGCCAGCAG